ATGTCCAACAGAGTGGCAACGTTCTTTGATATGAAACTGTATGCTCGCGGTCGATCAAGGGCGGAAGGTAATACTGCTGATTTTCCCGCGAAAGCAAAAACGATGTCGGAAATTAAAGAGCTAGTAGAGGAACTACTTGAAGGTGGTGATAACTTTTTAAGTAAGGGTCAAAGCGATAAAGCAGATAAATACTATATTGCTCATGCCGATATGGTAGAAGGTTATTGGGTGTTATTGATCAACCGTTGTGATCCTAGCGCCCCAGATTCCGTTTACAGTAATCCGGAATCAAATGAGCGGCATGTGAATGAGAAGTTGCCAGGGCAAGGCTCAGAATTCTCTGCGCACTTGATACTTGATCTGGCTCCAGCGAAGGGCGCAGATTACTATTTTTGTATGATTGAGGCCGCTTATGGTGCTGGCCTGGGTAGTAGTGCAATCACAAGCTATTTTGCACATGTCATTCGGCATTGTAAGAAGCAAAAGCCACAGAACTTTAAAATACCAAATATTGATGGCTCATGTGATAAAAAAGGCAGACAGAACCTTGTACACCTTAATCACGATGTAGAACTGCATGGCCATATATCTGATACTTTCAAGAGTGATCTGCGCAGCGGTGCCTTAGGTGGTATCGAGCTAATAAGCTATAAAACAGTCGGAGGTAAGTGGGATGACGCCGGCTTCGTTAAAGAGAAACATCGGGTGATAAAGCTCGAGCTTGAGCGAGACTTAATTGGCGACGCGGTGAAGACTGTAACCGATGTACTCAAAAATGCTAAAGCCGACGGCGTCTCTGAAATGCGTGTCAGCTTTAAGGATGGCTCTGGCTCTCCAAACAGTGCGTTACTCTCCGTTGATACGGGGCAGCTTGCGACAGACGGACGTTATTTGAAGCGTTACTATATTTCATCAGCCAATAATGTTAGCTCTGCGAGTATTGAGCAAGTCAACCATGCTATAGTGAAAGAAGTTCTGAAAAGCTTGAGGTGATTGAATGTTAAATCAAATGTTGCAGCCGCTCTCCTATTTGGCGATACGGCATCCTCAAAAATGGAAAGTCGACTGGCTTTTTCCAGTCATGATTGCATTGGTCTGCACTATTTGTTCTATTGGTGAAGGGTGGGTTTCAGATATATATAGGGCCGGTGGGCCTATTAGTATGCTTTTAGGCTTTTTCTCCAGTCTACCGGGTTTCTATATTGCGGCGCTTGCCGCAATAGCAACCTTCGGTCGTAACGACATTGACAACATCCTGCCTGAGCCTACCCCTACTGTGAAGTTGGTTACTCGTGGGGAGAATGTGCTGGTCAAGCTTACCAGGCGTAGATTCTTAGCAATGCTGTTTGCCTTTCTCACGTGCGAAAGTATCGCGTTGGTTTTGTATTCAGTTCTGTTTCTTTCATATGGGACTGCGATCGCCGATGTAGAGTTGTGGGATGGTTCTGGAAGTAAAGTTATAATCATTATTATGACCTTTGTATATTTTACATTGTTGATGCAGATGTTGGCCGCGACCTTTTGGGGGCTCTATTATTTAGGGTTCAAGCTACATGAGCCACAATAACAAGGCTTGGCATTGAATGCAGAATTGAGACTAGGTCTTTGCTTATTTGTATCTGTTATTTTGTAGGTTTCACGATTTCACCTACTCGCCGATAAACCTTCTTGGTCATGTCTTCGGTGGAGTGACCCAACAGGCGGCTCGCATGTGCTAGCTCGATCTCGCTGGCAGCTTTCGGTCTGATATCCTTAAACTGAAACTGGCGAATCAATATAGCCAAAGCAGAGTCACCGTTGGCGCCAGCTTTTATAGCTGCTTTCTCGCGGGCTTCGTCCCACCGATTGCGCAACATCTGCTGACTCATGCGAAGGCCGGAGGTGTTTGTGATGAGCCTTGATGTCTTGATACCGGACAAAGCGCGGCGTTCCTGCAGGTCATTGATAAAGGCACTCAGCGCCGATTGCACTCCAGCCTCTTCAAGTTGAAGGCGTAGTTTCTTTTCTGTTTTCCCTTGGTTCACCATCAAGAAGCCGGCGCTCAGGTCGGTAGTGGCTACCTTGAGCACGTCGGCGGGGCGCTGTCCTGTCAGATAGGCCAGGTCCATGGCGTCCTTGAGTTCCTGCACGGCTTCGGTGTACACCGCATTCCAAACGATTTCGCCGGCGTAATAGTCCCGAGGCTTTTCTTTGTTGCGCCGAACCCCGAAGCAAGGGTTGGCATTGCTGGTCAGGCCCCACTCACGTGCGATCGTGAAAATGTGTGATAGCAGCGCGATTTCACGGTTGGCCCTGACTTTTGCTGTCCTGGCGTCCCTGTACTGCGCGACTATCTGGGGGGTGATCGAGTCAATTGGGGCTTTTTCAAACGCTTTCCTGAGCTGTTTGAGTTCCTTCATGTTGTCGGACTGGGTACGCAAACCCTTAGTTGGGATGATCTCTTTCACGTACCTGTCAAACAGGGCGCCCAGCAAGTGGTTGGGCTTCGGTGGTGCTCGTCGCTCCAGCCTGGCCCATTCCACTTTAGCCTGGTCGAGGTCGCCTCCCAGGGGAATCTCTTTACGTTTGCCGTTGGCGTCCCTACCATTGTAGTAATACCCCGTCCAGATCTTCCCGCTCTTAAGCGTGGCGTTGCGGCGGATCATTCGTGGTGGTAGATCCAAGTTGGCTGCATTCTTCCGTCGCATGGTCAGCTCACATTCGCCAGGTCGAGCGCCCAGGTTTCGGCCGCCGGGTTCACGGCAGAAGGCGTGACGCCTGCCAGTTTCATTCGGGCATAGACGCGGCCTACGATCGGGCGGCGGGCTCCGGTAAGGACGTGTTCCCATTGGTTATCGATCAGCCACACGATTTGCTTGGACGGGATCTGATAACCGGTGATGGTGGCCAGCTCATCTTCGGTAAGCGTTTCGCTCTGGAATTCCATCATCACTACCTCAGTCGCCATAGAAGCAGGCGATCGCGTTGCCGTGGTCGGCGAACAGGTCGAATTGGGTGCCGCTTTGAGTGAGGATCAAAGTCATGCTGCATCCTCCGCGTTGATTGGCGCGGGGTAGGCTGCCAGCCACATTTTCGCGGCAAAGGCGGTTAGCTGACGGCGCTGTTTGTTCACTCTGGCGACCATGATTTCTGTGCCTGGGAATGCCTGCCAGGTTTCTACGGCAAGCCCAAGTGACGTAGTGATCTTCGTCATCAGTTCATGGTCAGCGATGGTGCAAGCCGGTGAGCTGGCATGCTGCTCGCGAGCCAAGTTAACGCCGCGATCAAAGCCGCGGGCGAAGGCTTTCTTACTGGCTCTAATCAGGAAAAAGGCGGTTGCAACCCAGCCGATCAGCAGGCCGATTGCGATGATGTAGGTTTCGATTTGCATGTGCTGTATGCCTCGTTAGAGCCCGCCGCTGGACAGTTTTGGTGAGAGGACGGCGACGGGGTGTTGCAGGGAGTTAGTTAGAGCGTGGCTTCATAGAGCGGCACGTTGGTGATGTCGCCTTCGATCTTGGCGCGCACGGCGTTGTAGGCTTCTTCGAGCACCTTGTCGGCGCGCACCAGTTCGTACCACATGACCAGGCGACCTTCCTGAATGCGGTAGCGGAAGCGGGCGGGTACGCAGAAGGTGTCGCCGCCGAGGAACGGCTTGAGCGCAATGAAGAACTCTTCTGGGATGCGCAGCTGGCCAGCTTCGCCGGCGCGCCCGTCAATCTCTTCGTTGTATGTCAGTTGAACCTGGCCGTTGTCGAGGCGAGTGCCTTGGCGGAACGTGATGTTCTTCTTGGCTTCCAGGGTGCGGCTGATTTCGAGCATGTCAGCAGCGCTTGGGGTGTTCTCGTGCTCGGGGTGATGGGTGATGTCCTTCACGTTGTCTTCGATGAATTCGGCGAAGGTGGCCTGGTCCATGCGCTTGCGGTCCTTTTCCTTCCAGTTGCCCCATTCAACGGTGGTCGGGCAGCGGTACGTCGCGACATGATCGCGCCAGGCGGGTGCGGCCGGATCGTGGTAGTCGATAACTGCCGTGAAAGTCCGGCCTTCGGGGCCGTTGCAAAACACTGCCGTGGCCTGAGTGGAAAAACGATTCACGTAGCTGATGAACGACTCGGCATCGAGCACGGTGAGCTTCTGCTTGATGCGTGAAGGTGCGGGCAGCAGGTGTTCCAGGCTTTCGATGCTCACCCCGTTCGGTACGAGCGCCAGCGGCGCAGGGATGCCCTCGACCGCGATGGGCTTGCCGAGGGATTGGGCCAAGGTGACCAGGTGCTGTAGGGCTTGTTGCATTGGATGTGCTCCAGTAGGTGACGATTTGGTGAGAGGTTGGTGAGGCGGGTGTTACTGGCTGACCTGGCGCAAAGCTCCAGGCCCGGGTTCATCCTCGACACTGCGCAGCGGGATTTCCTGTTGACGTGGGTCGCGGCGGGTGATGTTGCCTTCGGGCGTAAGGAAGAACAGGGATGTACCGCGAGCCAGAACAGGCTCTTTGGTCTTTACGTCGGCCTTCACGGTCATCTGGCCGCCGCCATCAGGCTTGTAGGTAAGCTTGATGGTCAGATCGCCGCCCTTGCCGGTCATGCGGATGGCGTCGATCAGGCTGTGCTGGGCCTCGGTGAGTTCGTCCAGCAGGCCGCCGGCCTCGATGTCGCGCAGGGTGTCCATAAAGGGACGTGCTTTGGTATTCATGTGCTGTGCCTCATTGGCTGTGTCGCCCCTGGTCGGCAGGGGCTACCGTTTGAATCAGGCCGCTTGCTTCGTCGCTTGGGCGTCGAGGTAGTCGGCCAGGTCGTGGAGATAAACGACGGGCTTGGCACGGGCCGAGCAGTGCAGCCGCTTGACCACCAGCGCGATACGACCTGCCTTGATTTCGCTCAGCAGGTAGCGGTCGGTGCGTATGTGCGTGAAGTACTGTTCACGCACTGCGGTTAGCGTTGGGCACGGCGTCGCGAACTGGCGCCGGAGTTGTTCCAGGGTGGTGGTCACGCGGATTCCTCCCCATCCCCCTCCTTTCGGGGCACCAGCTTGAGGCGGATCAGTTCGGCGAGACCTTCTTTGCTCTTGCCCTTGGCCGCTGCCAGGACGTTGCCCTCGGCATCTGCGACGACGGCGCCGTATGGGTATTCCGGGCACTTCACCGGCGTCACATAGGCGATCTGTCCTTCTGCGATCACCGCGTCGACGCAGCGGAACACTTCGGCCAACTCGACCGAAACGCAGGGCAATGACTCCAGCAGCGCGACAGCTTCCGCCGAGGCGCCAATGAACGTGGCGCGGCTGATCACCGTCGGATGGTTGAGGTACATCGGCACCAGTTTCAGGGCGCCTACAGCGGAGTTGATGGCGTTCGGCGTCTTCATGCTGCGGCGTCCTTCTTGGTGATGGTGATGTCCAGCTTCTTGGCGATCCACTCAACACCCGCTTCCTTGACCAGCACCACGGAGTAGTGGGTGTAGTTGCGGAGTGTTGGATTCCAGCGGCTGCGTGGGTCGGAGAACAGGAAGCCGCGCTCGCGGTGTGCGCTGGCTAGATCGCCGGAAGAATTCAGCACGCCGAGTTCCCGCAACCTGGTGCGGAAGGCGCGTGGCTTAAGCCCGAGCAAAGCGGCTGTTTGATCCAGGGTGCGGTTCATGGCGACGGCCTCAGGCTGAGAGCTGTTCGGCGCGTTGGTGGCGCGCGCGGATCATGAGGAACGCGGCGTCCAGCAATCGCAGGAACTCGTCAACCGAACCGTTGTTGCGCAGGATCAGATCTGCCTGGCTAACAGCTATGCCGGCCTCGCTGATGTGTGGGTTCACAGCTTGTGCGGCGGACCGAGATATATGGATGACCGTGCCGCCGCGCCGGCGAATCAACTCTGCCTCGTTTTCGAAGCGCACGTCGCTGATGACGAATCCCAGCACTGCGCCCAGTGCCTTACTCATATAGTCGAGGTTTTGTTCGCCGAGCTTCACCCAAACGTCTGGGTGCACGGTGTTGCGTGCCCACTCAGTGCCCATCGACTGCATCAGTTGACGCGGAGAGCGGTCCAGCCAGGACAGTGGTTGCTCCTTGCGGTCGCCTTCGAAGTCGGTTGGGTCGAGGTTGAAGATCGCCATCAAGCCATCACGGAGCGGATCAGCGAATGCGTAATGCTCTAGGGCGTGCCCGTTTCTATGGCTAGACCGTAAAAGGGGTATTTACGGTTATGAGTCGAACAGATCAATCACCGGCCGCTGGGCCGGTTCTTTCTCTGCGCAAAGCAATCTACCGCGCGGCCCATGATTACCGGGGCGGCGTGACTGCTTTGGCGCTGGACATGGTGCTCGATTACGACAGCCTGCAGAAGAAGGTCAAGCACGACGAGGAGCGGCGCTGGCTGGATCCTGACGAAATGGAAGAGGTGATCAGGCTGACCGCCGATCCTTGCCTGTTGGATGCCCTGGTCAGGCCTGCGGGTGCCGTTTGGTACAAGCCGATTCCGGTTCCAGCAACTGCAGATGCGTTGAAGGCTGTCGGCAAGATGCTCGAGGAGTCCGGCCAGTTCGTAGCCTGCATGCACGACGGCGCTGCCGACAACATCTGGGAGCCGCACGAAGTCCTCCTGCTGGAGCAGCGCGGCATGGATGTTATCCGCGAGGTGCTGGGCATCATGGCTGGTGCACGCAAGGCTATGGAGGGCGCTGACAATGTCTGACGACATCGATATCGCCAACGATGCTGCTGAACATTTCCGACAGCTCGCACTGGCGAGCCGTCCGCGCCCAACGTGCTCCGTCAGCGCGCAATTCTGTGAGGATTGCGACGAGCCTATCCCGTTACTTCGTCAGCAGACGATCCAGGGTTGTGCGACCTGCGTCAGTTGCCAGGGGTTACGGGAGCGGCGGCGATGAGTGAGCAATCCACCAGCACAGCGATATCGTCCTGGGCTCGCCGTTACATCGAAACCTTTGACCTTGCACTGGTCCCGATTGACCCGGGCGAAAAGGCGCCGAAGGGCATGGGCTGGAACAAGCCGGGCGGTTACATCACCGACCCGGTTGCCGCCGAAGCATTCTGGCAACGCAATCCAAATCACAACCTGGGCGTAGTGCTCGGGCCGAGCCGTGTCTGCTCATTGGACGTGGACGATGTGCAGTGGACCCGGTTTGTCTTGTTCGACCAGATGGGCCTCGATCTGGATGCCATGGCGGTGGTCTAGGCTGCTGGGAGCCTCGGTTGAAGCTGGAGCGCGTGCAGGCTGTATCCGTCCTGGGCGGGTTGATCAAGATCCAAGTCACCGGGCGATACCTGGGCGAGAGCGTATTGTTAGAGGTGAGTGTATGAGTATCGTCGACCTGTCCGAGTTGCCGGCGCCGGACGTGCTTGAGCCTCTGGATTTTGAGGAGGTCTACACGGAGTCGCTCGGTGTCTTCCGTGAATTCATGGGCGACAACTGGAGTGCGCCGCTGGAGAGTGATCCGGTGGTCAAGTTGTTGGAGGCCGGTGCTTATGCGCGTATCGGTGATCGCGCCCGGGTGAACGATGCGGCCAAGGCTTTACTGTTGGCCCATGCCATTCGTGGCGACCTCGATCAGTTGGGTGCGAACGTCAACACCCCGCGCCTGGTGATCCAGGCTGAAGATCTAAGCGCAGTGCCGCCGCTGGAAAAGATCACGGAAAGCGATGACGCTTACCGCGAGCGAATCCAGATGGCGTATGAGGGCCTGACGACGGCCGGGCCGCGCAACAGCTACATTCGCCATGCCCGCAATGCATCGGCACTGGTGGCCGATGCGTCCGCTGAAAGCCCGTCCCCGGCGTGCGTTACGGTCACGGTGCTTGGCCTGTCCGGTGACGGAGCGGTCGGTCCTGAGTTGTTGTCTGTGGTAGCGGCTGCGGTCAATGATGAAAACGTCCGGCCGCTGGGTGATCGGGTGACGGTGCAAAGCGCCGAAGTGTTGCCGTACCGCGTTGATGCGGTGCTGTTCATGAAAGGCCCCGGCCCTGAAAGCGCCGTGGCGCTGGCAGAAGCAGAAAGACGGCTCGCGGCCTGGATCAACCCGCGCAAACGCTTGGGCGTCGAGGTGGCGCGTTCAGCAGTGGACGCGCAGGTGCACGTGCCTGCTGTTTCCCGCGTTGAGTTGACCGGGTGGCAGGATCTGGCCCCTACAAAGGCGCAGGCGGCGTACTGCACCGGCTACAGCGTCAAGCTGGGGGGGTGACATGAAAAGTCTACTGCCGAATAACAGCACCCAGTTGGAGCGTGCGATTGAGGTGGCGAGTTCGGATCAGACCGTCATCCCGTTGCGCTCGCTCTACAACCCCATTACTTGCCCCGTTCATTTGCTACCTCATCTTGCATGGGCCTGGTCGGTTGATCGCTGGGATGATCGTTGGACGGAGACGGCCAAGCGCAATGCAGTGCGAGCGTCGTTCTATATCCACTCCCGAAAAGGAACCATTGGCGCACTGCGCCGCGTGGTGGAGCCGCTTGGCTATCTGCTGGAGGTGATCGAGTGGTGGCAGACGGTGCCCGAAGGCGCGCCGGCGACCTTCGCCCTTAGGGTCGGCTTACTCGACACCGGTATCACCGAAGAAATGTTCAGTGAGCTGGAGCGCCTGATTGACGACGCCAAGCCCGTGAGCCGGCATCTGACGGGGCTCGACATAACGCTCGAAACTCGTGCTAACGCCTATACCGGCTTCGCTGTTTATGACGGTGATGAAATCGACGTTTACCCCTGGGCCAACCCCGATATCGACGTGGTGATTCAAGGCCATGCAGGCGTAAGCGAATACACCCTCGACGAACTGGATGTGTACTCACATGGTTGATAAGAATTCTAATTTTGGCGGCATGATCACCACGCAGGGGGCCGCCAAGAAGACCAACTGCGATGCCCTCGGTATTCCGTGGGAGCCGCGTTACATGTTGATCGGCGATGCGAACGGCACCGATCCGGTGCCCAGTCCTTCGCAGACCAAGCTGGTCAATCAAGTTTATCGTGCGCAGATCAATCAGCTGCGGGTATCTCCGACTGATGCCAATGTGCTGATTGCCGAGGTGGTGTTGCCGCCCGACGTGGGTGGTTGGTGGGTGCGCGAGTTGGCCCTGGAGGACAAGGACGGTGTGTTTTCTGCGGTGGCCAACGCGCCGCCGAGTTACAAGCCAGTGCTGGCCCAGGGCTCGGGGCGCAATCAGGTGGTGCGGATGCACATCATCACCAACGGCACCTCGAACATTCAGCTCAAAATCGACCCGGCGGTGGTGCTGGCTACGCGTCAGTATGTCGATGAGGCGGTTAACGGCCTTCTGCCTGCGAACAAGCCTGCTGGCACCTACACCAAGGTGACGGTCAATGATCGCGGCGTTTTCGTTTCTGGATCTAACCCGACCACGTTGGCGGGGTATGGCATCACCGACACGTATACCAAGGACCAAATCACGGCAATGATCGCCCAGGCCTCGGCGTTGCCGGTGGGCTCGATGATCGGTTTTCCCGTGGATAAGGTGGCGCCGGGCTTTCTGGAGCTGGACGGTAGCGTCAAAAGCGTTGCGACGTATCCAGACCTGGCGACGTTCCTGGGCGGCGCGTTCAACAAGGGCGACGAGGGCGCCGGTAACTTTCGCCTGCCCGAGTCGCGCGGTGAGTTCCTGCGGGGCTGGGACCATGGGCGCGGGGTTGATGCTGGTCGGGTAATTGGCAGTGCTCAGGCCCAATCCATGCAGAAGCACGATCATGCAATGTGGTCGGGTGGAACCTATGGATCTGTAAGCGCGTCTGGCGGCGGCTCTGCATCACCGTGGGTAAGTGGCGCTGCAAGTGATATGCGAACCGGCGTGACGGGCTCGGATGAAACACGACCGCGCAACTTGGCTGTGATGTGGTGCATCAAGGCTTGGAACGCTCCGATCAATCAGGGGAATATCGATGTTGCAGCCCTGGCCAGCGAAGTCGAGAAAACCCGAAACCTCTCGATTCAAGGCGCTTACCGGGGAATCCTGATCAGTGCAACCGGTGCCGGCTCGCTTATCTCGGCCCGCGTTGATCAGGTGATTGTCAAAGACGGGGCCGGTGTAGCGCGTCGTATCAGCGGTCTCTCTGCTGCGATCAATCTGGCTACTGTCGGAGCCAATGGCCTGGATAGCGGGGTATTGGCGGCTTCCAGTTTTTACTCGTTGTGGGCTATCAATGGCGCGGCCCAGGCGTTCATCGCCGCGCTGTGCCCTGTGCTGACCGGAGCGACCACTGCGGGTTCTGCGGTTGTTACCGGTTTGCCCAGTACCGCGTCACTGCGTGTTGGGATGCAGCTGTCGAGTTCGGCATTCCCTGCCGGCTCCGTTGTGCAAAGCATTGAGTCGCCGTCTCAAATCAACGTTAGCGCCCTGGCGCTGACTACGACTGCTGCGGCGTCTTTGCGCTTCGTCTATGAGCCGGTGCTGCCTGCTGGATATACATCAAAGGCGCGCGTAGGCATGTTATTGACTGCTCCGAACGGGGTGCCATTTGCTTACACGCAGATCGATAACCTTCTCCTTTTCGATCCGACAGCGGCGACAAATACGCTCAATTACCCGGTGGCCGTGTCGGGCGCCGCAAGTACGCCGGTGTCGGTGTCGCTCGCGAACCTTGTGCCGCCAACGGCCCGCAAGGTTTCGTTGGTTGCCGGGTGTACGGGGGGCTACGTGGGCTTTGCGCCTGAGGGGGCCTTCGCCTCAACTCCGGGAACTGGCTACCTGAGCCCGGCGCAGTTGAACGGGTTCCCGTTTGCGGGTGGTTATAACGCCTCTGGTCCTGTGCCTACTGCGCAGGGCGAGTTCATTTTGCGGCGTATGAGCTTCCTGTTTTGCGCGACCGCTGCGACTGCTGTGGCGCAGGTCATGGGCTGGGAGGACGGGTTATGAGTTTTGCTGTTCGTAATGACGGCGTTTACCGCTGCCGGTCTATCGGTGGACCTGAGGAACTGTTGCCAGGCGAGGTGTTTTCTGACGTCTATGTCCCGTTACTTTCGGTTGGTGTTGATGTTGATGCCGAGCGTTCGTGGCGTGATGGGGAACTGGCCAGTCTCATGTGGTTGCGTGAGCGGCACCGTGACCAGTTGGAAATCGGCCGTGAAACAACACTCTCCGCTGAGCAGTTCACTGAGCTGCTGGAGTACATGCAGGACCTGCGCGACTGGCCACAATCGCCGGACTTTCCCGACATTGAGCAGCGGCCAGTGCCGCCGGCCTGGATCGCCGAGCAAACCCAATAGACGCCCCGCACTGACGGGGCGTTTTCTTTTCCGTTACGCGTAACACGAACAATCCACGGCCTCGCTTATGCGGGGCTTTTTCGTTTCTGGAGATTGCCCTATGAGTTTCTTTCACGGTGTGACCGTCACCAACGTGGACACCGGCGCCCGTACTATCTCGTTGCCGTCGTCCTCGATTATCGGTCTGTGCGACACCTTCACCCCTGGGTTGAAGGTGACAGCCAAGCCTAACCAGGTGCTGCTGATTACCCGCGAAAGCGAAGCGGTGGCGGCCTGGGGTGAAGACGCGGCGATCACCAAGTCGATCAAAGCGATCTACATGCGCGCCAAGGCGGTGATCGTGGCGTGCGGTGTCGAGAAGATGGCGACCCCAGCCTTGCAGACGTCGGCCATCATCGGCGGTGTCCTGGCTGACGGTCAACGTACCGGTATGCAGGCGCTGTTGGACGGTAAGAGCCGCTTCAATGCTCAGCCCCGTCTGCTGATCGCCCCAGGCCACAGCGCGACACAGGCGGTCGCCACGTCGATGGATGCACTCGCCGGCAAACTGCGCGGCATTGCCATCGTCGACGGTCCAAACACTACCGACGAGGCGGCCATTGCCTACGCCGAAAACTTCGGCAGCAAGCGCGTTTTTCTGGTCGATCCGGGTGTTCAGACCTGGGACACCGTCCTCAGCGAAACCGTTGATGCGCCGGCCTCGGCCTGGGTGGCGGGTCTGTTTGCCTGGACCGATAACGAATACGGCTTTTGGGCCTCGCCGTCGAACAAGGAGTTTGTCGGCATCACCGGTACCACGCGGCCGATTGAGTTTTTGGACGGCGACGCAACGTGCCGGGCCAACCTGCTCAACAACGCGAACATCACCACAATTATCCGTGACGACGGCTACCGCCTGTGGGGCAACCGCACCTGTTCCAGTGATCCTAAGTGGGCCTTCGTCACGCGTGTGCGCACCCAGGATATCGTCATGGACGCGATCCTCTAGGCGATCGCAACACGCACAAGGCGGTGGCCACCAAGCACCAGGACAAGAAAAGTGGTGAGCTGAAGCTCATCAGCCTGGACAACACCGATGCGCCCTACGGGCTGCCGGCGGTGCATACCGACCGTCATATTTACCCCAACAAAACCGCAGCGGAACAGGCAGCCAAGGCCCGGCTGACCGCCTTCAATCGGTCTTCTGCAGGTGTGCGCCTCGAGATGCCTGGGCGTACCGACCTGTTTGTCGAGCGGTCAGTAAACGCCACGGGCTTCAAGGCCGGCATTGATGGTGAGTACCTGGTCGACTCGGTGGAGCAGGTATTCACCCAGGCCGGCTGGTCCACCACCGTTGAGTGCAATGGCGGCAAGAAAGGCAAGGCCAAAGCCAAAGGTAAGAAGACGAAAAAAAACAAGGAGGTAAAAGTCCTGGAGCTGTAACTGGCTGCACCCACCTCACCATTCGCCGTCATCGAGCGGCATTTTTTTGCCTGGGAAAAAGCGATGTTCATCACTGAGTTGCAACTTCAAAGCATCATGCCCAACGCCCGCCGCAAAGCGGGCCTTTTTTTATCCGCGCTGAACGCTGCCATGACCAACCACAAGATCGACACGCTGAAGCGTCAAGCGGCATTCCTGGCCCAGGTCGGGCATGAGTCCGGCCAACTGCAGTACGTGCGTGAATTGGGAAGCGATCAATACCTCAGCAAGTACGACACCGGGTCTCTGGCTGCAAAGCTTGGGAACACGCCTGCAGCTGACGGTGACGGTCAACGTTATCGCGGCCGTGGGTTGATCCAGATTACCGGCCACGACAACTACTTGCGCTGCAGCCTGGCGCTGTTTGGTGATGAGCGTTTGCTGCGCACGCCTGAGCTGCTCGAGCTGCCGCAATGGGCGGCTGAGTCGGCAGCGTGGTTCTGGTGGGTGAACGGGTTGAACGCACTCGCGGATCAAGATCAGTTCAACACCATCACCCGCCGGATCAATGGCGGGCTCAACGGCCTGGAAGATCGGCTGCAGTTGTGGGGCAGGGCGAGGGCGGTGTTATGCGTCTCTTCGACCTGATCCCCCCGCAATACCGGCTCGTGGCGGTCAGCATGTTGATGATGATGTTGGCGGTCGGACCTGCTGCCTTGGCCTGGACCGCGCAAGGTTGGCGTTACGGTCAGCATTTGGAGCGCCAGGCCAGGCTGCACGCCGACACCCTCGGCGAGTTATCCCGGGCTGCTGCTGCCCAGCAGCGCAACGAGCAGGACAAGCGCTTCGCCCTTGAGCAACGCCTGCAGGACAAAGATGAAACCCACTATAAGGAATTGACCGATGAGCAAACCAAGCAAGCTCGTCTGCGTGATCGCCTGGCCACTGCTGATCTGCGGTTGTCAGTCGTACTCGCCGTCACCGATGCCACCAACAACTGTTCATTGCAAGCCACCACCGCCACCGGCCGCGTGGTTCATGGCACCACAAGAGCCCAACTTGACCGAGCGCATGCTCAACGAATTATCGGAATCACCGATGCCGGCGACCAAGGATTGATCGCCCTTCGGGCCTGTCAGGCCTACGCAAAAGAAGTTTCTACATCAAAGTAAAAGGAGCGGCGGGGAAGGATACGTCAACATCCAGCCCGGCCACCTTTCCCGCAGATCATCCTTGCAAGTCCATCTAAGGCTCCTGCTTCGTGCACAAAGCGGAGCGAGCCAAGCACTGGTTATGCATAAAAAAATTCTTGCTTTTAATCGACCGCCCTCGGACAAAAACGGAAACCAAGGGCGTCTACGAAACTCGAGGCGATTCAACTCATCAGGAACTGCACCAGGGGCATCACGATGTGGCCGAATGATGTTAGATTCTCGCGATATGTATTTTCAGCGGAATTGACATGAGCGGACTGGCTAATGAAACAGACAAGCTTCATCTGCTAAAGCAGAAAGTGGATGCTTTCTCCAAGGCAAGAGACTGGGAAAAGTTTCACACGCCTAAAAACCTGTCGATGGCTTTGACAGTTGAAGCATCGGAGCTGATGGAGATTTTCCAATGGCTTGATCCTCACGAGTCTTTCACAGACTTAAGCCTCGAAAAGAAGACGGCTGTTGAGCATGAGGTAGCCGATATCTTCATCTATCTGTTGCGGTTTTGCTCAGTAACGGGGATCGACCTGATCAGTGCTGCCGAGGAAAAACTGAAGCACAACGCAGAAAAATATCCAGCTGAGCTGGTTAAAGGACAATCGAAGAAGTACACGGAGTACTGATGAATAAGCTGTTTGTATTTACCGCTGGGATGACTATTGCTCGAGCTCATATCAGCGACTCAATCTCGAGCCCTGTCTCGTTTATTAAGCTGGACGCTGCCCTTCCTCCAGATGAAGCAGCGTACGTAAAGTCTCTGTTACCTGAGGGTGACGGATTCTTTGCGTGGGGCGCCGTTCCTGGCGAGAAGAACATACCTACGTGGGAGGAGATGAGCGAAGGGGACATAGTCCTGACTGCCTATGACAACCACTACCAGTACGTTTCGTCTGTATTGTTCAAGCTGCATAACCGGGCTCTTGCAGAGAGTATCTGGGGACTGGATTCAGAAGGGAAAACCTGGGAGTACATGTATATCCTCAGTGAGCCCAAGCCCGTCCATATGCATGTGGCATCTGAGCCTGTAATCAATTATCTGCACAACGGTTACCGAGGGTTCACTCAGATCAAGAGCGATCGCCTAGATCGGATTGATGATGACTATGGAGACCTCAACAGCTTTGTCGCAACGGTATTTGGAGTAAGCATACCGCGGCCGATAGTCCCGATTGAGATACTGGTCGCTGAGCAAGACGCGGAATCAGAGGGTACCTTTGACCCCGATAGCGTGATCGATGAGCGCAAAAAAGTCTTTGCGGCAATCGTTAGGCGAAGAGGGCAGCCGAAGTTCAGAACTGAGCTTTTAGAAGCCTATGAAGGGCGTTGTGCCGTGACTGGCTGCGCGGTTGAAGCTGTCCTTGAAGCGGCCCATATCAAGTCGTACGCCGGCGAAAAAACGAATCATGTCACGAACGGAATACTTTTGAGGGCCGACATTCACACCCTCTACGACCTGGGCAAGCTGAAGATTGACGAGAAAGGTGTAATTCACCTTTCTGGCGACCTCAAGGATTCGACATATGAAGTCCACGACGGTAAGAAAATTAGCTTGCCACGGGGATCTAAGAAGGCGCCGAACACGAAGGCGCTGAAGCAAAAGTTCAGTGCCGGCGCGCCAGTATTGGTTACGCATACGGTCACTGCATGAGGATGCGAGAGCTCCTGTAACCGCGGCGACTAGTCGGGTGCCATGAGTACGGCCAGGGTCAGTTTGATGAATTCTTCATTTTCGTCGATGGTATGGAGTGCGCCTCGTACGTTCTCTGCAACGTCAGCTGAGCCGCGCTGTTCTACCCAGTTCGATAGCTCCATGATCGACGCCTCGAGGGCAAGTTGGTTTTCGTACAGCTTTGAGAGCAAGGTAGGGAGCAGGTCTGAGTTCGGCAT